CTACAACCAGCAGACTGGCGAACAGCAGTACCTGTTAAACAATGGCCAAGCAGCGCTTACTCAGCAAAAGCTCAGCCAATATGAAACGGCCAACTTCCAAGGTCAGTCCGGAATTAATCCGGGCGTTCAAGCTTTGAGGAAGTCAATGCAAGGCCAGTTCTAAAAGAATCCTGTCCTAACGACCGGCAATGGACAGCGTACAAAGACCGGTAGTAGAAGCCACGACATTTCCCCGAATGCCCGTGAGGTCTGCGATTCAAACAACAGAATGGGAGAACGGTTGCTATGGCAACAAACGATTGGGACGATGACGATGACTTTGATTTCGAAGACCAAGGTCAAAATAACCAAGGCTCAAATGACGGAGACCTTGTAAAGAAGTTGCGTAAAGCACTTCGGGCTAAGGAAAAGGAAAACAAGGACCTCGCTGAGCGCTTTGAGTCAGTATCCAAAGTACAGCGCGAGCAGATTGTCAACCAAGTTCTAAATCAAAAGGGTGTAAATCCAAAAGCGGCACGACTAATCCTGAAAGACTTGGATAGCGTTAATGAAGAGGCGGTCAATGGCTGGCTTGAAGACAACGCTGACCTTTTCGGGTTGACAGTGCAAAAGCAGGAAGACCCTCAACAACAACTAGACCGTGCGGCATTACGCCAGCAGGACGTTGTGACTCAGGGTGCTACAACACCCGGCAAAGAGATGGATGCAATGCAGAGGATTAACGACGCTGTTAGCGCCGATGAAATCATCCGCATGATTCAATCTGGCAATTTCTAATAACAACCAAACTCTAACCTTACAGGAGGTGCAACATGTCTAACGCGTATACATCGACTGGTTCATCCAGTCTCGGCGGTACCGTAGGCTCAGCTGGTCTCGTACAAAAGGCGTATGACCGTCTTATCGAATTCCAGCTTCGTGCTACCCCTCTTATCCGCAACATGGCTGATAAGACACCAGCACGTCAAAGCATTCCGGGTTCTTCTGTTGTATTGCAACGTTACGTTGACCTTACACAGCAAACCAACACTCTCACAGAGACTGTTGACCCAGATGCAGTAGCATTGGCTACACCATCATACACAACCATTACTCTTGCCGAGTATGGTAACGCAGTGCTCGTTACCCGTGCGTTGGAGCTCTTCAGCCTTGCTGATGTAGACCCAGCCATTGCTAACATCATCGCGTTCAACATGGCAGACTCAATCGATACAGTTGCTCAGACCGTCCTCGCTGCTGGAACAAACGTTCTTCGCCCGGGCTCAGTTACTTCAACTGCTACATTGACTTCTTCAAACACATTCAACTCAGCTACAGCTCGCAAGGTTGTTGCTAAGTTGCGTACAAACAAGGCTATCCCACGCAAGGGTAACCTCTACGCTGCATACATCCACCCAGAAGTCGCTCTCGACCTCCGTGCGGAAACAGGCGTAGGGTCTTGGCGTCAGCCACACGAGTACCAAGCAAATGATGAGATTTGGGCAGGCGAAATTGGTTCGTACGAAGGTGCGTACTACATCGAGTCTCCTCGTATGTTCTCAGCTAAGTCTGGTGCAGCTCAGACTTCATGGACAACCACCACAACAGCTCTCGCAGCTTCAGGTGCAACAACCATCGCAGTCGCAGCTTCATCTTCAAGCTCGTACTCAATTAACGTCGGTGACCAAGTTGCTGCTACAGGTATTCCTGCTAACACAACCGTTACAGCTATCGACTCAACCGGTCTAATCTGGACCTTGTCTGCTGCAGTTACCTCTGGCACAGTCACCTCTGGTGCAACTGTCACTGTAACCCCAGTAACAAAGGTCTTCAACACCTACTTCGCAGGACAGCAAGCTCTGTCTGAAGCGGTTGCTGAAGAGTTCCACGTCGTTATCGGTCCAGTCGTTGATAAGTTGATGCGTCAGCGTCCACTTGGCTGGTACGGTGTCGCTGGTTGGGCAATCTACCGTCAGGAAACACTCTACCGCGTAGAGTCATCCGCATCAATCGATTACGTATAAGCAGTTGATTGACGGCAGTGC